ATCTAATAACAAAAGGTACCGATACTTTAAATGATGGTAATAATACATCATCTGATTTACTAGACTTACACAAAAGAGCATGGGGACACGATTATTTCACTTCTGCCCTACCTTGGACACAAAAAGGGCCAGAAGCCACTATACCATTAGGTACAACAGCACCAATAGATTTTATACCCCAACCAATTTTACCTGTAGGAGAAAGAACACTTGTCGAATTCGACGGTTCAAATGCAACAAGTGGCCCATTAGCAGCAACAACACAAATATTACCAATTCCAGAGTCTGACATGACATCTGGAGGAACTAAAGTTATTCCTGATAACTCTAAATTCTTACAAGCTGATTTATCAAACGCCACAGCTTCATCAATAAACGACTTACGACAAGCATTTAGGCTACAAGAATGGCTTGAAAAAAACGCAAGAGGCGGCAGCCGATATATCGAAGTAATTAAATCTCACTTCGGCGTAACATCATCTGACAGCAGACTTCAAAGACCTGAATACTTAGGAGGCGGTAAATCTCCAGTCTCAATATCTGAGGTGTTGCAGACATCCGAAACTGGAGTCGCTTCTGCTGACCCTACCCCACAAGGCAACATGGCTGGACACGGTATAAACGTAGGAGGTGGAAACAATTTCTCATATTATTCACAAGAACACGGATACATTATCGGTTTAATGTCTATAATGCCAAAAACAGCTTATTTCCAAGGAATACCCAAACACTTTAAAAAGTTTGACAAATTCGATTATTATTTTCCATCATTTGCTCACTTAGGTGAACAACCTATATTAAATGAGGAAATATATGCAGATACTACAGCTACAGATCAAGAAACTTTTGGATACACACCTAGATATGCAGAGTATAAACACATGCTATCATCAGTACATGGAGAATTCAGAGATACATTATTATTCTGGCACATGGCTAGAAAATTTGACAGTGTCCCTTTACTCAATAAACGATTCATAAATGCAGATCCAACAAAACGAATATTTGCCGTTGAATTACAAGAAACAGAAACAATATACGCTCACGTATTTCATGATTTAAAAGCTACCAGATTAATGCCATACTTTGGAACGCCCAAAGGAGTATAACACAAAACTTAACCTACTATGTACAGAAAACGATCAAGAAGAAAACTAAAATCACGTCGCAAATATGGACAAAAACGAAAAGACAAAAGATTAAATACTTTTCGTATAGCCAGAGGCGGAATCAGAATGTAAAAATATGTGTTTAACACCACTCACATTATACAGAAACTATGCTACAATGGGCGGCAAAAAAACTAATGTCGTCCCTTGTGGTAAATGTCCCGAATGTCTAAGAGACAGACAAAACGCATGGATATTTAGACTGCAGCAAGAACAAAAAATTTCAAATTCTGCAGCCTTTATAACACTAACATACGCAAATGCTCCAATGTCATTTAATGGACACGAAACCTTATACCCAAAACATTTAACAACGTTTTGGAAACGCTTACGTAAAGCAAACAATTCAAGTAAAACAATCCGATACTATGCCGTAGGCGAATATGGAACAAAATTTCTTCGCCCACATTACCATGCAATAGTATTTAATATTAACCAAAACATATTACAACACCATGAAAAACTACAAAACATCTGGGGACACGGCCACGTCGATATCGCAAAAAGTGAAGGAGGTTCACAACGATATACTCTCGGCTATATCATGCAATCCAAATGGGAACCAACCCAAGACGATGATGACCGTCACCCACAGTTTCAAAGACAATCAAAGAACATTGGTCTTAACTACCTCTCGCCAGCGATTAAAAATTATTACAGAAGTAACAAATTACCATGTATCACACAAGCAGGAGGACAAATCCTTAAAATGCCCCGATACTATAAAGAAAAAATATTCTCCAGAGCAGAACGCGAACAAATGGCAGCCGAATGGCAAGAACACAACGCACAAACCTGGGAACAATTCCAATCATATGACTTTGATATGGAAATCCAATCAAAACTAAACAAATACAGACGCCATGAAAAATCAATCTCAGAAAACAAAAAAGCAATCTTCTAATCCAAGATTAAGAAAACAATTCCAAACAACTCCTTTAAAATTTAAAGGAGAAACAAACGATCTACCAAGTTTAACAGTACCAGATCTAACACTAACTATAAAACAACTATTAGTTAACCACTCAAGAGGAATACAAAGCGACGTCTCACACAACGAGCCTATGTATTTCGATACTGAAATTCCAATAATAGACGATATAACAGATCTAGACGCTTTTAGACAAGACCTAAAAGAAAGAGAAAAGGCTTTAAGCCTTAAAATAAAGCAAGAAAACGATAAACACATAGCTGACCAAGCTAAAAAATTACAAGACCATCAGAACGCCTTAAAAGAGCTAACAGAAAAACAACAGCCCGTAAAAAATGAAAATTTATAATTTTAATTTTATTACTGGCACAACTCCCACGATAGGGGAGAGCATAAATATACTATCTTGATATATTTATGCTAGTTGACACTCAACTGAAAAACAAACAATTAGCTAATAATAACAAATACTTAAAAAACCAATATTAAAAAGCAAAAAACTATTAAAACACTGCGCAGTTTACGGAGCACAAAAATTAATAGATCAAAGCTTAATTTGGTTAATAAAAAAAAAGTATTATATTAGCAAAAACAAAAAGAGCAAAACGCTCTTAAGCCCTTTAAAAATGCGGCTTAACATAATATAAATTATAGAACAAATTTAAACACTAACAGCTTGACAATCAAGCACTTAAAATCAACACCATGTCAAAATTACAAACAGAAGCACAAAAAAAAGAAACCGGAAAACAACTATCAGCAGGAATATTACTAGCTGTAGAATTAGAAAGTAACTTTAAACTATACAGTTACAGATGTATAGAACCTGAAAATTATCTTGAACGCGTAGACGCATTAATAAAATTATATCAAGATACTAGAAAAACTAATCTAAAAACAATAAAATAATGCCGTTACCAGCAATACCATTAATAGCAGCCGGCGCAAGCTTACTCGGAAACGTATTTGGCACATTAGGTGGCAATCGATCACGAAAAAGAGAAGCTAACCGCGCCCGTACCCACGACATAAACATGTGGGATAGAACAAATGCTTATAATCACCCAAGTCAACAAATGGAAAGATTACGAGCAGCAGGCTTAAATCCAAATTTAGTATATGGCGGTTCATCTGGACAAACAGCTGGAACAGCAAACTCATTACCAGGAGCAAAAGCAGCAGATATACAAGATATACAACCAGGTAACGAGATGATGCAATATATAAACCTTAAAAATACAGAGGCACAAACAGATAATCTAAGAACTCAAAACGGAGTTTTAACAGCAGACAAAATTCTTAAAACAGCCCAAGCTGATACAGAATTATCAAAACAAACAGATCTATCAGCATCCGCAGAATACAAAAAAGCTCAAATTCAAAAAACTTTAAAAGATATTCTACAAGTACAAAGCCAAACTGAGAAACTTGACGCAGAAACAGGAAATATACAAACTGACGGCAAATACAAAAAGCTAGAATTAAAAAGAGCTCAACAAGGACAATTTAGAGGCGACGATGCATCTAAAGTAATAATGAACATGTTATTAAACATGTTTCACAGAGATAATAAACACTTTCCACAAATAAAACTATAAAACTATGTCAATTTTTAACGAAATCAAAATTAACAAACCTAACAGTAACACGTTTAACCTATCACACGATAGAAAAATGTCTATGAATATGGGAGTATTAACCCCTACTCTAGTCATGGACGTATTACCAGGAGACAAAATCAAATTATCAAGTACACAAATGTTACGCTTCGCTCCTATGCTAGCACCCGTCATGCATCGCATTGATGTATACCAACACTTCTTCTTCGTACCAAACCGTTTAACCTGGTCAAATTGGGAAGACTTTATAACAGGCGGCGAAGACGGTACAGCTGACCCAGTATTTCCTACTGTACAAATTAACACATTAAATACCGCAATAGGATCACTAGGTGACTATCTAGGATTACCTACTTTACCAACAATACCAGGTGCTGGCCTTTCAAATGCATCTGCACTTCCATTTGCTGCATATCAAATGATATACAACGAATTCTTTCGTGATCAAAATCTAATAACAAAAGGTACCGATACTTTAAATGATGGTAATAATACATCATCTGATTTACTAGACTTACACAAAAGAGCATGGGGACACGATTATTTCACTTCTGCCCTACCTTGGACACAAAAAGG